TTCATTAAGTCACCTGTTTTGTGTTGTGGTGAGAATATCACCTTTCATCAGGTGGCCAAATTTAGTGTGCCACTACAAGTGCATCAGTATGCAGCGTCACCAGTGCCACGACCGTGACCAGAGCAGCCGTATCAATCACGGTATCCGGCTGCGCTGATACCACCTCATTTTCATGTCCGGTCAGCGCATTTTCCGGGCTGACAGATGTGTCCTGACCGGCAGCGTCATCCGTGTCATCAAGCTCCTCTTCCAGCTCTGCCACACGGAGCACCAGTTCTTCTTTCGTCCCCGTCAGGCTGACATCACGGTTCAGTTGCTCACCCAGCACCTGAAGACGGGCAATCAGTTCATCTTTCGTCATGGACTCCTCCACAGAGATAAAATGGCCCCGAAGGGCCATGATTACGCCAGTTGTACGGACACGAACGCATCAGGATCAGCCAGCAGCATCAGCGGTGCTGACTGAATCATGGTGAACTCACGCGCCGGATCGCCGGTGGTCACCCAGTTTTTCGGGTAGCGGGCAGAGGCGTTAATACCTTCGCGCTGTGCGTCCGCATCCTGAATGCAGCCATAGGTGCGCAGACCGCGTGCCTGAGTGTTCCCCAGCACCATCGTGTTGTCCGGCAGGAAGTTCTTTTTGACGTCGTTTTCCACGTACTGTCCGGAATACACGACGATCGCCGTATCGCCATACATCCCCTTATAGGACACCGCTTCGCCCAGGTCTTTTACCGCTGTCTCCAGCTCGGAATTAGAGCCGCGACGGGTATCCAGCTTCTCCCTGACGGCTTTGAAGGAACGGAACAGCGCCCAGCCTTTCGGATCAAACACGATGATATTCACCACGCCGCTGGCGTTCAGCGCATAGGCTTCGATATCGTCGGTCGGGTCATACGTGGACTTGTCACGCTTGCTCCACTCCGTACCACCGGACTGTGTGATGTTGTTCGCCGCACTGCGGCCCATATCCACCTCAACCGGATCGAAGGCTTCACCGGTCATGGTGTATTTGCCCTTAAGCACAGCAGAAACTGCCTGCATCTCTTCGACCTGAGCAATGGCCAGCTCTTCGTCTCGCATGTTCTGCATGATGATGCGACGGCGGCGGTAAGCCGGGTCCGCCAGATTCTGCGGATCTTCATCCGGCAGGCGACGCAGGGTCATCTGCGGATTCACCTCATGCTTGGGTTTGACATATCCCGGCGTAAATTCAGAGGTGGAGCCGCCACGGGAACGGATAACCTCACCGGAAACAATCGGCGAAACGTACAGCGCCATGTTTACCAGTCCCGGAATTTGTGAGAGATAGACTTTCTCCGTGGTGAAGGGATAGCTCTCACGGAAAAAGAGACGCAGAAACAGCGGATCAAACTTAAATTTCTGCTCATTTGCCGCCAGCAGCTGGGCGGTTGTGTACATCGACATAAAAAAATCCCGTAAAAAAAGCCGCACAGGCGGCCTTTAGTGATGAAGGGTAAGGTTAAACGATGCTGATTGCCGTTCCGGCAAACGCGGTCCGTTTTTTCGTCTCGTCGCTGGCAGCCTCCGGCCAGAGCACATCCTCATAACGGAACGTGCCGGACTTGTAGAACGTCAGCGTGGTGCTGGTCTGGTCAGCATCAACCGCCAGAATGCCAACGGCAGTACCGTCGGTGGTGCCATCCCACGCAACCAGCTTACGGGTGGAGGTGTCCAGCATCAGCGGGGTCATTGCAGGCGCTTTCGCACTCAATCCGCCGGGCGCGGTTGCCGTATGTGCCGGGTCACTGTTGCCCAGCGGCTGGTAATGGGTAAAGGTTTCTTTGCTCGTCATAAACATCCCTTACACTGGTGTGTTCAGCAAATCGTTAACGGCATCAGATGCCGGGTTACCTGCAGCCAGTGGTGCCGGTGCCCCCTGCATCAGACGATCCAGCGCAGTGTCACTGCGCGCCTGTGCACTCTGTGGTGCAGCTGCCAGAATGCGGCGGGCCGTTTCCACGGTCATACCGGGGGTTTCGGCCAGCACACGTGCCTGTTCTTCGCGTCCGTGAGCTTCCTCACAGTTGAGGATCCCCATAATGCGGCTGTTTTCTGCCGCAACCGCAGCGGTGATCTGCGCGTTCACGTCCGGCTGCGCCGCGCTGGCGTTTTCGCCCTCCGTCGCTTGCACCACGTCAGTAACGTCAGCCTGCGAAGCAGTGGCTGAAACAGTTGTTGATTGAGTCTCTTTGGTCATTCGCCCTCCTGAGAGACGGGATTTACGTGCATCCAGTGCATCACGCATAACGGTGATCGCATCGGTGCTGTTGACAAGTTCATCAGCCAGTCCGGCATCAATGGCCTCCTGACCGCTGTACACTGCAGCCTCGGTATCCAGCACAGCCTGCACGGACAGGCCGGTATATGCCGACACCTTCTGCGCAAACATCCGGCGGGTTGCATCCATCCGGGACTGCAGTGTCTCCCGGACATCACCCGGTAGATGGCTGTAGGGGTTGCCATCCACCTTATGGCTGCCGCTGTAAATCAGCGTGATTTCCACGCCCTGTTTCTCCAGCGCAGCGCCGTAATTACTGTGAGCCATCATGACGCCGATGGAGCCTGTCCGGGCGGTCTGCGTGACCAGACGCCGGGAGGCGGCGCTGGCAAGCAGCTGACCTGCACTGCAGTTCATGTCGTTGGCCAGCGCCCATACCGGCTTTATGTCACGCACACGGGCGATGATGTCAGCACAGTCAAATGCTCCCGCCACCATCCCGCCCGGTGTGTCCATATCGAGCAGAATGCCGTCCACCATCGGATCGCTGGCAGCCTGTTGCAGACGAGCGATAATGCCGTTGTAACCGGTCATTCCCGAATACGGCTGCAGCGCCCGCGTCCGGCTGACCAGCGTACCGGACACCGGCAGCACGGCGATGCCGTTCATGACCTGATAACTGCGGGCCTGTCGTGGTCCGTCATCATCACCGGATAACGCCAGCGCCGCGGGTGCCTCTCCGGCAGTCAGGCTGTCGCCGGATACTGCATCCGTCAGGCGACTGATCCCAAGCTGGCCTGCAAGCGCACAAAAGAAAACCCGCGCATAGGCGGGTTCAAGCATCAGCGGCTCATTAAAAGCCATGCTGGCAATATGCGGGAGATTACGCAGCTCTGCTGTCACTCTTCTCCTCCTCTGTTGATTGTCGCAGTCCGGATTCAAATGCCGCAGCCGCCCAGGCGGGCGGTTTAAGACCGGCTGCACGGCGCTCCATCGTTTCACGGACCTGCTGGGCAAAAATTTCCTGATAGTCGTCACCGCGTTTCGCGCACTCTTTCTCGTAGGTGCTCAGTCCGGCTTCTATCAGCATCACCGCTTCCTGAACTTCTTTCAGACCATCGATGGCCATACGACCGGAGCCTATCCAGTCGCAGTTCCCCCAGGCACTGCGGGCTTCCTGAAAGCTGAAGCGCGCTTTTGAAGGTAACGTCACCACGCGGCGAACGATGGCCTCTTCAAGCCAGCACAGAAACATCTGGCTCGCCTGACGGGATGCGACGAATTTTCGCCGCCCCATAAAGTACGCCCACGACTCGTTCGCACTGGCCCGTGCCGTGGAGTAGCTCATCTGGGCGTAATTCCGGGAAAGCTGCTCATACGAGACACCCAGCCCGGCAGCGATATACCGCAACAGTGACTGCTCAAACACGGAGTAGCCGTTATCCGTATCCTGAGCCGTCTGCAGGTTCAGTGAGTCCCCCGGCATCAGGTGCGGCACTTTTGCGCCTCCCAGACGGACCGGTGCTGCGGCGTAATACGCGGCAATTTCACCAATCCAGCCCGTCAGCCTTTCCCGCTGCTCCTGACTGTTCGCGCCCAGAATAAAATCCATCGCTGACTGCGTATCCAGCTCACTTTCAATGGTGGCGGCATACATCGCCTTCACAATGGCGCTCTGCAGCTGCGTGTTCTGCAGCGTGTCGAGCATCTTCATCTGCTCCATCACGCTGTAAAACACATTTGCACCGCGGGTCTGCCCGTCCTCCACGGGTTCAAAAACGTGAATGAACGAGGCGCGCCCGCCGGGTAACTCACGGGGTATCCATGTCCATTTCTGCGGCATCCAGCCAGGATACCCGTCCTCGCTGACGTAATATCCCAGCGCCGCACCGCTGTCATTAATCTGCACACCGGCACGGCAGTTCCGGCTGTCGCCGGTATTGTTCGGGTTGCTGATGCGCTTCGGGCTGACCATCCGGAACTGTGTCCGGAACAGTCGCGACGGGCTGGTATCCCAGGTGGCCTGAACGAACAGTTCACCGTTAAAGGCGTGCATGGCCACACCTTCCCGAATCATCATGGTAAACGTGCGTTTTCGCTCAACGTCAATGCAGCAGCAGTCATCCTCGGCAAACTCTTTCCATGCCGCTTCAACCTCGCGGGAAAAGGCACGGGCTTCTTCCTCCCCGATGCCCAGATAGCGCCAGCTTGGGCGATGACTGAGCCGGAAAAAAGACCCGACGATATGATCCTGATGCAACTGGATGGCGTTGGCAGCATAGCCGTTATTGCGTACCAGATCGTCTGCGCGGGCATTGCCACGGGTAAAGTTGGGCAGCAGGGCTGCATCCACACTTTCACCCGGTGGGTTCCACGCCCGCAACTGCCCACCAAATCCGCTGCCACCGCCGTGATAACCGGCATATTCACGCAGCGATGTCATGCCGTCCGGTCCCAGAAGGGTGGGAATGGTGGGCGTTTTCATACATAAAATCCTGCAGGTCCCCTGCGTCGCTGTGTCATGCCGGTCTGCACCTCCAGCTCCGCAATGTATTTTTTCAGGTCAGACACGGAAGTGGCCGTAAACTCCACTCGCCGTCCGTCTTTCTGTACCGTTGCCACCCGTTTACCTGTCATCAGGTCATGCAGTGCCGCACGGGCAGCGGCAAGTTCTTCCTGTCGCGTCATTCATCCTCTCCGGATAAGGCACGGGCGTAATCTGCCAGTGTTTTCTTGTTGGTTGCTGCACCATCCTCTTCCTGCAGGCTCGCCAGCAGTGCACTGAGATCCAGCTGCCAGCGGGAAATACTGATGCGCAGCGCCGCCAGCGCATAAACGAAGCAGTCGAGCGCCTCATTGCGTCGCTTTTTGCTGTCCCACAGTATTTTTTTCCTGCCATCCACCCATTTTTCGACCTGCTCTTCAGCAGTCAGCTGCTGCGCTTCGGTCAGATCAAAAATATCCGGGTTATTCGGGAAGTGAACGGCACCGGGAAGCGGTTCATCCCCTTCCGGCGTCAGTGTGAAGCGGTTATAAATCTGCTCTTTCGCGGTATCCGTACCGATTTCGGTAAGGTAAACCCCGTTTTTGTTTCGCTTACGAGGCATGCTGGCCACCGGCTTACCGTAGACGGATGCCCCTTTAATGGGGATCACCCGGAACAGCCCATGCTTTTTCGAGCGTTCATACACAATGGTCGGGTCAATCCCGCCAGTATCCCAGCAGATACGGGATATCGACATTTCTGCACCATTCCGGCGGGTATAGGTTTTATTGATGGCCTCATCCACACGCAGCAGCGTCTGTTCATCGTCGTGGCGGCCCATAATAATCTGCCGATCAATCAGCCAGCTTTCCTCACCCGGCCCCCATCCCCATACGCGCATTTCGTAGCGATCCAGCTGGGAGTCGATACCGGCGGTCAGGTAAGCCACACGGTCAGGAACGGGCGCTGAATAATGCTCTTTCCGCTCTGCCATCACTTCAGCATCCGGACGTTCGCCAATTTTCGCCTCCCACGTCTCACCGAGCGTGGTGTTTACGAAGGTTTTACGTTTTCCCGTATCCCCTTTCGTTTTCATCCAGTCTTTGACAATCTGCACCCAGGTGGTGAACGGGCTGTACGCTGTCCAGATGTGAAAGGTCACACTGTCAGGTGGCTCAATCTCTTCACCGGATGACGAAAACCAGAGAATGCCATCACGGGTCCAGATCCCGGTCTTTTCGCAGATATAACGGGCATCAGTAAAGTCCAGCTCCTGCTGGCGGATGACGCAGGCATTATGCTCGCAGAGATAAAACACGCTGGAGGGGTCATCCGGCGTCCATTTGAGGCCAAACGGCGTCTCTTTGTCGCCAAATTTAAGATACTGCTCCTCCCCGCAGTGCGGGCAGGCAACATGAAAACGCATAAAATGCGGGGATTCACTGGCTGCACGCTCAATCTGGCAGGTGCCTCTCACTTTTGGCGTGGAGCCACGGATGGACTTTGGCCAGACCGAGCCTTCAATACGCTTGTCACCCAGGAACGTCGGAGAGCCTTCCTGTTCAATATCATCATCAAAAGCAGCAAGTTCATCATAACCCGCCACATCCACCGACTTTTCACGGTAGTTTTTTGCCGCTTTACCGCCCAGGCACCAGAAGCCACGACCATTGGAAAAACGCTTCATGGTGAGCGTGTTATCCCGGTGCTTTTTGCCATACCACGGGGCCAGCGCCAGCAGCGACGGAATATCACGAATAGTCGGCTCAACGTGGGTTTTCATAAAGTTCTCGGCATCACCATCCGTCGGCAACCAGATAAGGGTGTTGCGCTGCTTATGCTCTATAAAGTAGGCATAAACACCCAGCAGCATTTTGGAATAACCAACACGGGCAGACTTCACCACATTCACCTCGCGGATGTAGTCGCTGCCCATCGCATTCATGATGGCCCGCTGAAAGGGCAGTGTTTCCCAGCGCCCTTCCTGGTATGCGGATTCTTTCGGGAGATAGTAATTGGCATCCGCCCATTCAACGGCGGTCTGTGGCTCCGGCCTGAACAGTGAGCGAAGCCCGGCGCGGACAAAATGCCGCAGCCTGTTAACCTGACTGTTCGATATATTCACTCAGCAACCCCGGTATCAGTTCATCCAGCGCGGCTGCTTTGTTCATGGCTTTGATGATATCCCGTTTCAGGAAATCAACATGTCGGTTTTCCAGTTCCGGAAAACGCCGCTGCACCGACAGGGGGATCCCGTCGAGAATACTGGCAATTTCACCTGCGATCCGCGACAGCACGAAAGTACAGAATGCGGTTTCCACCACTTCAGCGGAGTCTCTGGCATTTTTCAGCTCCTGTGCGTCGGCCTGCGCACGCGTAAGTCGATGGCGTTCGTACTCAATAGTCCCTGGCTGGAGATCTGTCTCGCTGGCCTGCCGCAGTTCTTCAACTTCCCGGCGCAGCTTTTCGTTCTCAATTTCAGCATCCCTTTCGGCATACCATTTTATGACGGCGGCAGAATCATAAAGCACCTCATTACCCTTCCCACCACCCCGCAGAACGGGCATTCCCTGCTCCTGCCAGTTCTGAATGGTACGGATACTCGCGCCGAAAATGTCAGCCAGCTGCTTTTTGTTGACTTCCATTGTTCATTCCACGGACAAAAACAGAGAAAGGAAACGACAGAGGCCAAAAAGCCCGTTTTCAGCACCTGTCGTTTCCTTTCTTTTCAGGGGGTGTTTTAAATAAAAACATTAAGTTACGACGAAGAAGAACGGAAACGCCTTAAACCGGAAAATTTTCATAAATAGCGAAAACCCGAGAGGTCGCCGCCCCGTAACCTGTCGGATCGCCGGAAAGGACCCGCAAAATGATAATAATTATCATCTGCATGTCACAACGTGCATCTACGCCATCAAACCACGTCAAATAATCAATTATGACGCAGATATCGTATTAATTGATCTGCATCAACTTAACGTAAAAACAACTTCAGACAATACAAATCAGCGACACTGAATACGGGACAACCTCATGTCAACGAAGAACAGAACCCGCAGAACAACAACCCGCAACATCCGCTTTCCTAACCAAATGATTGAACAAATTAACATCGCTCTTGAGCAAAAAGGGTCCGGGAATTTCTCAGCCTGGGTCATTGAAGCCTGCCGCCGGAGACTGTGCTCAGAAAAAAGAGTTTCTTCTGAAGCAAACAAAGAAAAGAGTGACATTACTGAATTGCTCAGAAAACAGGTCAGACCAGATTGAAGCAATTTAGATAATCGTGCAGACTACGCCCCCTCATATCACATGGAAGGTTTATCTATGGATCAGGTAGTCATTTTTAAACAAATATTTGATAAAGTTCGAAACGATTTAAACTATCAATGGTTTTATTCTGAGCTAAAACGTCACAATGTCTCACATTACATTTACTATTTAGCCACAGAGAATGTTCATATTGTATTAAAAAATGATAATACAGTGTTATTAAAGGGCCTAAAAAACATTGTGTCTGTCAAATTTTCAAAGGATAGGCATCTTATAGAAACGACCTCTAATAAGCTGAAATCCAGAGAGATCACATTTCAGGAATACAGAAGAAACCTTGCTAAAGCAGGAGTTTTTCGGTGGGTTACAAATATCCACGAACAAAAAAGATATTACTATACCTTTGATAATTCATTACTATTTACTGAAAGCATCCAGAAAACTACACAGATCTTACCACGCTAAACCATAACGTCCGGCTTCTCTCACTCCTGAGCCGGACTGCATTGGTTTAATAAAAACCATCAACAATTGTGATTTAGATATTCGGAACCATTCAAATATAACAAAACCCCGTAAAAACGAGGTTTATGGATAAATTTTATTATTGAATACATCAGATTAAATTAATCTTGACATCATAGCTTTCAAGACCCGTCATTTTTTCCCGTGCGGTAAACTGAATACTGGTAACTTCTTTCCCGGTCTTTTTCTTAAGTTCAATAATTTTTTTTGTTATATATTCAGAAATATCTGCTTCTGCTTTTGTTTTTAAGTTTTCAATATTCATCATTTCCTCTTTTAGTCTGTTATGACTTTCCAGTTACACAGTAAGTCGATTATATGGTGCAAACGTGTAAAAGATAAGATGAAACATCGCAATAATCAACATACGATAGTCTAAATTTTACACAAACAGACAAAGAAAATTTTCCTGAATTATCAATACAATAGCATCAAATCAACTCAAGAGCCTTATTGCTGCTTCCAGAATTTCTTCTGAAGTAACATGTCGATCCGCGGCTACATAAATGACTTTATGATCTCCGGTCAGAGATGGAAACCCTGCGGCCATTACAGTAAGGTGTGTTTTTTCGCCATTTGGATATTCACGCATGATGGTGTTAACTCCAGTCATCGCTGGCACTACCACTGCAGGTTCAGAGTTAAAAAAAACTATGATTTTTTTCATGATGTTACCGTAGTATGTGAGTATCCATCGAATAGATACCAAGCAAAAAAGCTCCCGAAGGAGCCTTCATTTTCACTTTTTTAAATCCAACGACAGACGGCTGGCATTTAAGTATTGTGAAATATTATCAAATGTAATCATCATTGATTTACAAAAGATACATTTTGCCCCGAAAGGATTCATGTCAGAAACATCAAAAGATGATGTTCTATACTGGGAACCATGACAACACGGGCATCTAAAGTGAATATGGTTTGTAATATTGTCTACCTCAAAGCGCCACTACATGAACAGCGGCAGGACCTTTAGGTCCGTTCTCAATACCAAATTCAACTTCCTGATTCTCAGTTAATGTTTTGAAATCGTTGCTCTGAATTGCTGAGAAATGGACAAACACATCTTTGCTGCCATCTTTCGGCGTGATGAAACCAAAACCTTTTTCAGGGTTAAACCATTTCACTAAACCAGTCATTTTGTTAGACATAATTATTACCTTTTGAAGAAATTAGCCCTTGGGCAGAATGGTCCGAAAAAAAATATCAGAGAGAAAAACCAACAAGGAAATCTCAAGAGGTACAAATAATAAAATTATAACAATGACTGCTTCAGATAAATTTGTAACAAACCAGAACACCATTAACGCATGATTAACCACCCATAGCAAGGATTACTTTTGTAAAGAAAAACACAGCAATGAAAGAATAGCTTTATTTATTAATAATAACGTGTCATTCTGATTAAGACCTTTTATCTTACCCTTAAGATTTCAGGAATTTTGGCTCATGGAAGAGTCCTTTTTATTTAAATTTTACATTCCGCGATGTAAATGTTCCGATTTAATATTACCCTACATTTGATGCTTTTTATCTCTTAAAGATTCATAGATCTGTTGACAAGTCACTCCTGCGATGTAGCGTTCGTCAGCAATTTCAGCATAAAGCTGAGCTTCTGCTGCAATATCTCCGAGCATGTTGGTGAGCATTCCTTCGGCGGTTTTGGTTGTTTTGCCTCTGACGGCAGCGGCAAGATCTGCGGTATGCTTCGCTGCGTCAAGGCGTATGGCATATTTTTTTGCTTCGGCACGCAACTGGTTAACACTATCAGACAGATAAGCAGCCCTGGCAGAAATTTCAGCAGATTTCTGTTGTGCATCTTTAACAGCCTCATCACGGGCTATAGTTCGCCCCTGTTCAATTATTCGAGCAGCAAATTGAGCATTTACCTCTTGTGATAATGCGGCAGCATCACGTTCCGCCCATTTTTTTTGCCATCCTCTGTCGCTCCAGACATTTCCGACGATAAATCCTGACAACACGAGAAAAATCACCATGAATATCTGATTCACTGTTCTATCCCCCAGCAGGTTAATGCGCTCTCCTGGTCACGACGAATAACCTGACCGTAACAGTTATTTGAACGAATGCGGCAATCGCGTCCGCCATCCTTAATCCACCAGCGAATCGCTTCGCATGCACCTTTACGATCACCAGCATTCAGCCGCTTATAAAACGTCGACGGGAAACACTTACCGGGGCCAATGTTATAGGGACAAAATGACGCGATACCCGCTTTTTGTGGTTCGGTCAGTGGTACTTTAATATTGCGCTCCACCCATGCCAGCGCCTTATCACGCTCAATGGCGTTGACCTGGTCGCATTTTTCCTTCGACAGTTTCATATTGGGAAAAACGGTTTTTCCATCCACCACTGTGGCACCCCGACAGATGGTCCATATGCCAGAACCATCGCGGTATGCCATTGTGTGGTTACCTTCTTTTTCGTCCAGAAACTGGTCAAGTATCTGAGGAGCAGATGCGCCAGCACCAATCAGCGCCAGAACGGCAGCCGACAGGCCGTATCTGATTTTTGTGTTCATATATATTTATGATGAGGACGCTCGTGCTTATTGGCAGGATTTTCAATCTTAAAGGAGTACTGATGCTGCAGATAAGACTCAACTTTTTCTGACAATTTTTCTGCTACTTCCAGGAAGACTTGCCGGACGCTCCTTCTGGCTGCTGCCTCATAAAACTCCAGCGCAGCTCCTTCAACACGGTCCATGGCGACATCCAGGTCAAAAATTTCACCGTCAAAGCGTTCTTTGTCCTGTAAGGCTACAGTTACCGTAACTTTATTCTCAAAATTACGGACTCCTTTCACAACCAGTTCATAGTCTTGAGTCATTGGATTACTCTCCTCTCGCAGCCTTACGCCTGTCTTCTTTAATCTTGAAATAAAGATTTGTCAGATACGTCAGCAGGCCAAAAACCAGGCTACCCAGCACACCGATTGCAGCCCACTGTGACGGAGTTACTTTATCGAGTAACTGCAATGCCCAGAAACCAGCATTACCCGCCGATGTGCCATAGGCAACACCTGTTGTTAACTTATCCATTGATTTCATATCCTCACCCCGATGTACACGGATGGTGCAATATGTTTGAAAAGATCGGAGTCTACGGGGTAGTTTTGACAGCACACGTTGTTCTCAACGGCGCTAAAAAAACATACACATTAAAAATGTGGGTAATTATTTTGAAAGAAAGTCATATATAAAATAATAATACGAGAAATGTTTTCATATTTAGTGTACTGTATACGGCCATTTATACAGGAAAAGCCTATGTCAGAACGTAAAAACTCAAAATCACGCCGTAATTATCTCGTTAAATGTTCCTGCCCAAACTGCACCCAAGAGTCAGAACACAGTTTTTCAAGAGTACAAAAAGGTGCCCTTTTGATCTGCCCTCATTGCAACAAAGTATTCCAGACAAATCTTAAAGCTGTAGCCTGATTGATTTTATTAGTAACAAGTATTTTTTATATTTTAATAATATATTTAAAGCAGATAATAAAAAACCCGCCTGAGCGGGTTTGAGATTGTGGTGCTTTTTGTGGGAGTCATCCACTTACGCACTTTGTTTTGCCATGCCAGCAGTTAGCTTCTGCTGTAAAACTATTCATGCAGCAAACCTGCACTTCACCACAATGGTTAGCATACTTTTCCTGATTAAGATTTTGCCAAATATGCTAGCCATTGTTTCATGTATTGGACCTCCTTACTTTTTATTAAAGAGATCCAATATTCACTACTCTGTCCGTATCTCTACTCAGGCATCAGCCTTCTTCGTTATCGTATACAGACGAGCGATGAATTTTAATCAGTAATGATGACATTTGCTGCTGCAGGACCTTTAGCACCACTCTCTATAGAGAAGGTAACCTTTTGACCTTCAAATAAGGTTCGATAATTATCATTCTGAATCGCAGAAAAATGCACAAACACATCTTTACTACCATCAACAGGAGAAATAAAGCCGAAACCTTTATCAGCGTTAAACCATTTTACTAAACCAGTCATTTTATTTGACATTCTACATTCCTTAACTTGAGCCTTTCGGCATAAATGGTTTGCATAACAGAAACGACTTCGTACTTAATTGGAGAGACTCAAAGAAGGAATAAGTGAATAACACCTGAAATGAGAACTGCTTTAGTAAACTACTTCGTATATCGTCTGTTCTTCAAACCGACGCAATCATTAACGCATAGTTGAACATATGAAGCAATGTTTATTTTAGACATCCAGCCATCTTCAACCCCATCAAAAAACTATAGCTTTCTTCAGGAACGTGTGTATAGTGCGCCAAGTTATCAGTATTAAGGAATTTTTTTGTCCCGTAAAATGACAGGAATTGTCAAAACCTTTGACGGCAAAAGCGGCAAGGGTCTTATCACCCCATCCGATGGTCGTATCGATGTCCAGCTTCATGTCTCAGCGCTCAATCTCCGCGATGCAGAAGAAATTACCACCGGATTACGCGTGGAATTTTGCCGGATAAATGGTCTGCGTGGCCCTTCAGCTGCCAATGTTTACCTTTCATGAGCTATATTAAAGCTTTAATTTCAGGCCCCATCGGATCACACATGGAGAGTTTTTATGAATAACCCCGTCTGTCTTGATGACTGGTTGATTGGCTTTAAAAGCTTATGCTGTACTTTGGCCGTAATAGCTCTGCTAATAATATAATAAGCAGACTCATTGTGTTTAGGGACATTGTACTGGAAGAAAACATTTTAAACATCAGGCAAATAACCAAGTCACCAGCTAAATAATAAGTTAACAGACATGAGTCCCGGGATGAGATTCAACATTACCATTGCCCCATTTAAAGCACAAAACCCGCTCATCAGCGGGTTTTCTACTTTTTCTTAACGTCGGGTATACAAAGCCCATCGTTGAAAAAATTTTATCCATATTTTTTGAAAAATGCAAACATCATGTCGCCATCTTCAGCAAAAATCATTTATCTCGTCACCTTCCTCAATTGCGCTTCCGCGTATGCTTCTTCCTGCCAGCACTTTGTTACCAGTTTACCAATGACGTCCGCATACCCCTTATACCACTGATAATCGGTCAGGTCTGGTACCAGCTTCTGGACATGACGTCGTGCCAGCGTGGTCGGTAAACGACTAAACCGGTTTCCATTACAACGCCCACAAATCTTATATACCGGTACGCCATGAAACCGGGTTCTTTTTTCATCCAGAACAATCCCTTTACCCTTACACCCTCTGCACGCTGTGCTGGCTTCGCCCTTACCATGGCAATGCTGACATAGTTCCTTCACCCATTCTTCCTTGATTACAGATTCCCCGCGTCTGTAGTGTTTCACCACTTCGCGCAATACATTATAAAATCCCGTACCTGAACAATGCTCACAGCGAGCCTTACTTGCCGCAGACCTGGAGTAATCAGCAAAGGCAAAACTCACGAGGTAAGGAATAATCTGTAACCGGATTTCTTCACTCAATTTGTTCAATGTCGGGTTATCCAGTGCCATCGCGTAATTTAGCAGGCCTTCAATCGCAAACTGAGGGTCCTGAACACCAACTTTTGCCAGAAATAAGGCCAACCCAAGTGGTGCTTTCGACTGCACCATCCCCTGCGCTGCCATTACATCCGTAATTGTTAAACAACCGGTGCCTGTCGCTGGAGCGTCATCGCTCAATTTTGGAGATTTTGGGGAGTAATATTTTGGTAAGGCTTCAAGGTTCATGCTCGTTCTCCACTTACGCCAGTACGCCAATTGCCAGCGCGCGATCGATAAAACGAAATATCAGCTCCAGTTGGGAGCCATACTTATCTTCAAATGCCACTGTATCCGTATGCAGCTCGTTGTGATGCTTTCTGCACAAAGGCAACACAAAGAGATCATGTGCTTTTGTTCCCATTCCGCCCTGCCCGTGACCAATCAGATGATGCGGATCGTCGGCTGGCATACCGCAGCAAGCACACGGCTGTGTCTTAACCCAACGTGTGTATTTCTCCTTAACCCAGCGGCGACGTTTAGGCAGCTTCATGAAAGATTCCGGAGACTCTGGATCAACGGTGATGCTTACCACCGTCTTTTCCTGTGGTGATTTTTGTTGCTGGTGGGCGTAAGGCAACGGTGCAAGATTTTTTGTGCGTTGTTTCAATATGCTGGTGGCGGTCTGCTCTCCCGGTACGATGTCGCTTTCGCGGTACACCGAGCAGATTTTTTCCGCTGGTAATCCCAGCGAACGACGCGATACAGCCTCAGGTAGTGCATCCACCACCTGATTGCAGACCGCCCACCAGGATAATTCAGCCAAAGATAATTCCCGCTCCTGCGTACCGCTTATTGCGTGACGGATGACGTCAATCACCCATGCTGTCAGATTTTGTTGAGCAAGCAGCTCCAGTGATTCCGATGTCTGGTCACGCAGTTGGTTGTCGCAGTGCCAGCACAACACCATTGCGCCGGTACCATAACGGTGAATGACTGTTTCAGTGTGATGGTAATCGCCATTAGGCCACTGGCAGGATGTAACATGACGTAATAGCCAGTCGGACAATGCGCCAACGCCGCCAGCAGCACGAATCACCCGTTCGTTACTAAAAAACGGCAGCAATGTTTTGTCTTCCGCCAGCGGCTGGCGAACGGCAGGAACGACTCCGGATGGCAGATTACGCATGCTTTTTGGTTCCGGTTCCACCAGCACTCGAGGATTATGAAATATCTGTATGGATTCACGGCCCGGCTTAAGGACCACCAGCCCAAGCTCAGGCACCAGAACAGGTCTAAGTAATACCCGCACGTTACCTCCAGATCCGTTGCTGGAAAGTGCGGGACGCACGTGGTGGGCGTTCGGAATAAGGCAGCCTGACAGAGATTATCCAGTGCCGATAGTCGAGACTGAGAGCTTTCTTAACCTCGAACCCGCGCCTGCGGTAAGAATGAATCAGCCATTCGGCCTGTTCTGCAGTGCATGGAGGGTGCTGGAACCATTCAGACTTGAATGCGTGAGAATACCGCCCGTGCGTGCAGGCAAGAACGGGCGAATTATCAGAATTGTAATATTTTGCGTTGCGTGCCATCGGTTTTCTCCGGTGGCACGGTGTTACTCAGCGGGAGTTCAGCCCCGCGCAAGATTGTAGATGAGTTTATTCTCCTGAAAAAGCAGAAAAGCCAGCTTTTATTCCGATCTCTTTCAATGCCTGTAATGAAGTGACAAACTCACCTTCGCGCAAGATAAATCCGTCCGTGACCCGAGCATCCACAAAATTAATTAACGCAGCCCCATTCTTTCGCAAACACATAATGCGGTAATGACTAACAAGATTTCCATTTTCAACGCACACAGCATAGAGGCCATCTTCACAAAAAATTTTACGCAGTTCTTCGATGTTCATCATCAGAATCCTTCCGGATAATTAGCTCTCCCCTTTAAGGGACCATCCCTCTTATCCCTGCGCGCTACTTAAGTATTTTTGATTCTATTCCGGCACCGTCCAGAACTTCAAACGCGTTGAAAATAAAAACAAAAACCCGCCGAAGCGGGTTAAGTGCGGGTGCGTTGAGGATGCCTGCCACATCAGAGGTGGCGAGGGATTTCTCCCCCGCCGGGTCTCTTACTCCTCAGGTTCGTAAGCTGTGAAGACAGCGACCTCCGTCTGGCCGGTTCGGATTCGTACCTCGCAGAGGTCTTTCCTCGTTACCAGTGCCGTCACTATGACGGTTAAACAGATGACGATCAGGGCGATTAACATCGCCTTTTGCTGCTTCATAGCCTGCTTCTCCTGTCAACGCAAAGCAGAAGTGTCACCTTCGGTGCGAAACAGAGATGTCATGCTTTGGTTCAGAGAATGCGTTTGACCGCCTCGCTATATACTTCCGAGCGTCCTCTTTTCCCAACAGAAATCACGAAAACGACAACTTTCTCGTCTATAACCTGGTATACAAGGCGATAGCCTGAAGACCGGAGCTTAATCTTGTAACAATCAGGCATACCACGGAGCTTGTTTGCTTCAATCCGGGGTGACTCAAGTACTTCAACCAGCTTCTTTTTCAACTGTTCACGTACCGTCGAGCCCAGCTTTCGCCATTCCTTTAGTGCCCGCTCGTCAAAATCCAGAAAATACGCCATCAGAGTTCATCCAGCGTCACACGTACTGGCTTAGGATTACGAAGCCGTTCTTTCACTATCTCCACAAGTTCAGCATCTTCATCACTCAGGAGTGTCTGTTTGAACGGCAAGCGTTCATTGTCAGCGATATACTCGAGCATGAGACGAAGCGCTTCAGAAGGAGTTACACCCATTTTTTCAAGCGCGGCGTAAGAACGCGCTTTAAGTTCATCGTCAATACGCAGGTTAATGCTACCCATGTCTTACACCTCTTGTAATTACAAATGTCATTACAAGTATCGCACTACAACATGCTTAGGGCAAGTCACGAAGGAAGTCAGAAAGTAGTCGTAAGAACGGTGATCACTGTCCGCTTTGTGCCAGGAGCAGCCATTGCTAAGTCCATCCTGTATTGTGCAGGTCAGCTCGTTTTTAAAGAGTCCGGCCATCATCTTACTGGTACAGACACCATATACTTTGTGACGGTCAGGCTACATATGCACAACTCAACTTATTCATCTATTTTTTGCTTTAGCATGTCAGTGTTGCTTTCTCGTCGGCGGGTGAGCGGTGACCTGACCTGTCGATAAAGGAACGTAGCACGTTTTATGCAACACCCGCATGCGGCAGAAAATTATTGCCGAACGTTTACCCCTGTCAACAAGCTTTACTTTCTGAGGCGCGCCAGCCCGCGAGGAAAACAATCTGAACATCAAACAATTAATGACACAAGAAATACGATTAAAGATTTTTTTGTGCATGCCGATAGTGCTTTTTTAAAAGGAGAAATCTATGTCTGTCACAATTCAGGGAAATACCTCAACCGTTATTTCAAACAACTCCGCCCCGGAAGGAACATCAGAAATAGCCAAAATCACAAGACAAATTCAGGTGCTGACTGAAAAGCTTGGGAAAATCTCATCGGAAGAGGGGATGACGACACAGCAGAAAAAAGAAATGGCTGCATTGGTACAGAAGCAAATTGAAAGCCTCAGGGCTCAACTGGAGCAGTTGTTAAGGCAGCAGGCAGAGAAAAAGAATAAAGACGCGACAGTTCAGCCTGATAAAAAAGAAGAGAAAAAAGACGATACAAATACCGCTGGCACCATTGATATTTACGTCTAAGTGACAGCCGTATTGTGGCCCTCATCGGGCCACTTTTCGCCATCAGCCTTTTCTTTAAAGACATATTATCTTTGTATCATTTCTGATAGTTAACATTACAAGATATAAGTAATGGACGCACTCCCAATTAGTCTATTTAAATCGCCACGAGTTTAACTGACAACCCATGATCAATTATGAATTGCAACTATTTCTGTAGTCACTTTTGTGGGGACAGTCCACAAAACTGCCAACTTCCGCTTCTTGCTCTTAGCGGACATTAGCATAGGCTATTTACCATAACGCCTCATTACGCGCACCGCCCAGACTGACTCAGCGCGTTTCTGGCATATCCCCGGTAAAACAAGTAACAAACCACCCGAAAATGAACACCAGAAACGCGACTTAAGAATCTACCCTATGAATGGATATGCACTCAACCGAATCGATCTTGGTTTCAATCTTTTTTATCGGGATCAGGCTTCTTTTTAGGTAACTTCGGGGGCTTAACTTGCTGATGACTTTGCGTTCGGCGCGTAAGCCAGGGATGGTCAGCTTTAGGTTTAACATAGTATTTTGAGCGTAAATCAATACGGGCATTATCCACTCGTTCATGGACACTCTTTTCATCATCCAGTGGTATAGGCTCCGGGCCATCAACATACTTTTCCCAGCCCAGCGCTTTCCCGTCATACAGAACGTTAATTTCACCGTCAAAGTTCTCGCATACAGTAACAACCGAATGCCTAAGTCGATATCCCCGGCCCTCACTGCGTACCTGAAACGCACTGCTTTTGTACTGGAAAGTGAGATTTTTAGACAGAACGCGCTTCGCCTGTAGGCTGAAGATATAACCCAGTTCCTCTTCAGAATGGTGCACATCAAGATGAGCATTATCAGTAGTACGAGGCGACGTAGCGAACCGGTTGTTATAGGCTTCAATAAAGGTCGGCAACCATGCATTTGCTGTTTCAATATCACTGATATTCTGAAGCCGCATTTCTTTGACCAGCCTGTCCTGTAGTGTCTGATTGGCGCGCTCTACCCGCCCTTTTGCCTGCGGGCTGTTGGCATGGATTGGCTCGATGCCCAGTGTCTTTATCGCACGAGTGAACTGGGTCAGCTCACCTTCCCGCTCTGGGTTATTTACCCTGAATATACTGTGTCTATCAGAGTAGAGAGCGAGCGGTACGCCATGATCATTAAGGTAACCCCGGAGGGTTTCCATGTAAGCCCGGGTTGTTTCAGCAGGCACAAAACGCAACGCCATCAACGCACTGGTGGCATCATCAATGAAAACGATCAGTGTACATCTGGGGCCTCGATTTTCAAACCAGTCATGAGGTGAGCCATCAATCTGGATCAGTTCACCGTAAGATGGTCGTCGCATGCGGCGTTGATATATACGGGCAATTTTACGACGGCGTTCACGCCATACCCCCCTCTTCTATCATCCACTTTCTGAGAGTTTCAACGGATAAAGATAAACCGTGTATCTCGCGCAATTTTTCGCACGCAAACGTAGGTCCAAAATCAGCGTAACGGCCTTTGAGGAGTGAAATTACTGTTGCTCTGAATTCAGTAGAAAAGGAATTATTAGGACGCTTTCCACGTCGGTGGGAAACCAGACCAGAAGGCCCTTCATTTCTATACCGTTGCACCAGACGTTTAACCTGCCGAATAGAAATGCCAATGCGTGCCGCAGCTTGTTCCTGAGTAATATGTCGATTAATTGACTCCTGAATAATCTGAAGTCGGTGGAGTTCCTTATGACTCATCGTAACAGTTTCTTTGGTCATGAAAAATCCCCCAGAGAATTGTCTGGGGACATTTTAGAATGGTTCAAAGGGGACATTACAGCTTGGTGTTAACAATAGCCTGCTTCTCCTTGCCTTTCGGCACGTAAGAGGCTAACCTACATGTGTCTGGCATGAAATTGGCCTCAGATTAATGTTAAGCGTCTTGCAGGACGCGTAATGTTAACTGGGGCTTTTCTCTACCTGCCGTTGGTGTTCGTGCCCGAGGCAGATAGCCTCAAGCACCCGCAGTCATTCTACTTAACTAAGATTTCCCCGCAAACCGTTTTTGTCCAGCACAGTAAATATCCAACTAAACCAATGGAGTTCGCTGTATTTACCGCCAGTATTCAATGCACATGACCGCCATGAACACCCCTAAAAAAAGGGCATTTATATATCCAAATATTAATATCAAAACATCAACTTTTTCCATATACCTTGCTGTGAAGATGATGGGCATACATGATGCGAACAACCAGAACGCAACAAACAAAAACTGCAATGCGTTTTTCATTATTCCTCCTACAATCAATGTGCAATTACATTTAAACACACCTCAATTTGGCCGGACATATAAATATCTAAACCAGAAAAAATCACTTACATAGCGTTACAAACTCTTTAGTCTAAAGGTTCATCGTAAAACATTCCCCATACTTATCAGTCCGTTCCGCGCCAGGTAGCTCATTGCCTTATCTGGCAACCTGTAATCAGGTTTCCGCTTTTTCAGTTGGCTGGTCGTTTAACCGACATAGTTAACCCATTAATCTAGTTGCCGGATGTTGGTGGATTTTCGCGTTTTAGTTGTTCATAAAAGTGCACAGCTTTAACCAATTCTTCTGATGTAACCGGGACTGGTGAGGCAGTGAATAAGGCCTGAATTTGATAGTTCGGCCTGTCGTTACAATCCTCTTTTTTCGGTACATATTTCCAGTCACCAGACCACTACTTCCCCTGAAAGTCCGTAACGCCTTTTTTCACGTAGCGATATCGCCATGTCACTGGTTTTGCTTGCCCCGCCGTTTCATGCCCTTCCTGATAATTAATCTCGCTCATTCATCGCCCCACTCATCACAATATGCTTCGACCGGAGTTTTTCCCGCTTCATAGTCATCACGCTAGGATTCGACATCAGCAGCACTTCCACCGCGTAACTCACCATAGTCCATTAATAGTTCATCCCGCTCTTCAAAACTGATGTTATATTTAGCTGAACAAAAATCAGCCACTTTGTTCTTCCTCATCGTCTTTTATTTCGTGGTATGAGTAATTGCAGTAGTTAAAGAAAATTTCTTATGCTCCGTCATGAATTTCATCAGGTGTTGCGTCATCGTCCACTTCGAATACATCCTCAAAATCTCCACCAGCTATTCCCGTTTCAATAATAATTTTGAACTTTCGCATTTCACTACCGCCCTTTCGGGCGGCCTCCTGATGTTCTGAGGGTGCAGAAATCCATCCGGTTAAGGATTAAGTTTTATTGTAACCGGCTCATTTAAACCGTCTGGTCTGTTTCCTCCGGCTCTACAAAAATAATGTCCATCATTTTTAATGGACAC